TGGCACGTTCCCAACTCTCTACGGTAATGAACGCTGCCAAAAGGTTGAAGAGTAAAATGGAAAAGGGTGAGGGAGAAATTGAAGCATGGGTTCAATCTAAAATTACAAAGGCCGCAGATTATTTAGATTCAGCTGCTGATTACGTCGATAGTGGAGAAATGAACAAAGAAGAAACAGTCTTAGAAGCTAAAGACAAACCAGGTAAGAGTTCTGGTAAGAAGGACGCCTGTTACCACAAGGTCAAGTCTCGTTACTCTGTATGGCCCTCGGCATATGCGTCTGGTGCGTTGGTCAAGTGTCGTAAGGTTGGTGCTGCTAACTGGGGCAACTCAACCAAAAAAGAAGAAATGGAAGGTTTCTATGACCTCCCAGA